CCATAGTCTCTTCTTATATCTAACTGTGGAATACCTTCGCTCATTTCAGCTATAGTTCTCATTTGGTCTCTCCACTTAGCGTCTTCTGGTAAGAGGGGGCCAACGAATTGACTACCAACGTCAGTTGGTTTATCTTCTCCACCTATAGGGCTATCTGCTATCTTCTTTCTTATATTAGCTGTGTGCTCAAGTATATCCATTGGAACATTTCCACCTATTTGGTAACCCTTTGATTCAAAATATTTATCCATGATAGATGTATCTACTCCCGGTATTGAAGTAAGGTTGCCAGCTGAATCAACTACTTTACCAGCCATGTCTGAGGTGCCAAATCTTAATTTGTTCATAACATTCCCATACATCTTTTCAGCCCCACCACGCAAGCTACCAGCTCCAGCCGCTTTTAACTGGTCTACACCAGCAAACAATGCTGTAGCCGCACCTGTTCCTAAAGACCTACCTAAAGCACTTTTCCCCATTTCTCTTTCCAATTTATTTAGGTCTGAAAAATCTTCACCAAACAATCCAGTTGATGATTTATTAACTTGACCAGCATCATACATCTTACCAGCCGCCATTTCACCCACACCAGCACCTAAAGCAGAGCCAAGACCTTTAGCCGCAACTAAACTTAAACCGAATGAAGCTGGGGCAAGAGCCGCACCCAGAGCTGTACCAGCATAGCTTCCTAAGGTACTAAAAAGACCTCTTTTCTTTTGTTCTTTCTCTACCTTTCTAGCTTGCTCTTCAAATTCTTTTTGGGCTTGAGTTATATCTCTTTGTAACCCTATTCCATACTTAGCTTGAGATACCCCGGGAATATATCCACCAGATTGATAACCCATAGGGCTAACATATCCACCACCTAAGTATCCTTTTATTGTATTGTACTTCATAATATCCCCTTAAATTGTAACTTCAATTCTCCATACAGAAGTTATATGAAACTGTTCAGTTCCAGTTGTTATGTTTGTATCATCTGGATTTATACCTATACCTACCACCTCTCCCTTAACAACCCTAGGTATATTATCCCAGTCTGATTGATTTACGGTAAACATAGTTCCATCTGTTGCAGACCAACTTTCTGTAGCGTCAAATGTAGATACAACACTAGTACTTGTACTTCCATCTGTAGCCTTCTCTATAGTAAAAACTATATCTGTAGCAACTGTGCTTATATCGGACGGTCTAAATAGTATTTTATGGCACGTCATTGTAAAAGGAACTAGATAAGCAGTTCTTTCATCTAGCATATCGCTCTGCTCTCCACTACCATGCCAAGGTACATATATTTTTGTACCTCCTAGGTTTAGTTCAAAGTTATGTATAAAGCTCCTATAGTCAACGAATTTATTACCATACTCTAGATGCTTTGCTTTTAATTTATTATCTATTATTTGATTACCATTTCTAGACATATAATTTTTCCAATTTATGCCTTTATGTTTTCTATATACAGCTAAGTTTCCATTTTCTATAGTAACAAATGTACCACCTTCCTGTAGGGATGATGGACTACCTATATTAAAAGTTTGAGGTTGCTCTGTAGAGTTTACCAATCTTCTTATATCTCTAGACATTATCCAGCACTCGCTTGTTTAAGTCTTAATACCCTATACTCAACTTGCATATCATTTATATATAACTTTGTATCTGTATCCCAAGAGTTAGTTCCTTCAACTATAGCAACTTTAAACATTATACTGTTAAAAGATATTGCAGATGCTGGTTCAAATACGGCAACTTTATAAACCCCATCTGCTTGGATAAATGAACCAGAGCTCATAGCTGTCCAAGTTCCATTTTGATTTATTTGATAATATATATTTGCCGCTGGTATTAATGTGCTAGAAGTATGTTGATAATGAACAAATAACTTATAGAACTTCTTAACTAATGATGGTTGACCAAATGTAAAGTCAGGAGTTTGAACTGTATAATCCTTATGTTGGTCTGCACCTATTTTATAATATGTTAAATAAACCTTATCAGCGCCTTCACCACCTAAGCTAGTTGATGCTACGTCATAAGCCACAACAAGCCTATTTCTAGAATCGTTTATAAAATTTGACATGGCAGGAGCAAAAGTAGCTCCGTTTAGAGCTGTATCATTATATGCATTTGGTGCTATATCATCAGCATATGTTATTGCATCATTTTTTATATCATATATATACCCATGTCTACCTGCATTAGTATCCTGTATTATAAGGGCTTGATTTGAAATAGGTATATATCCAACTGTCATTCTTTTAGGGTCTTTACCTAGCGAAGTTTCTGTTGAGAATGTAGCCCAATCAGAATCACTTATTTTTCCATCCCTTACATTTCTAACGCTACTTCCATCATAGTAGTATATTCCAGATTTATTAGCCCATACTACACCAGCTTCTCCTTTAGCAACAGAATAAGGAAAGGTAACACCAGCTGAGTATATCGTATCTTCTATAAACCAATTAGCTGGAGATGGAGATGATACATTTATAACTTGCATTGTTCTTTGTTTAAATGCTAGTATCCTATCAGCATAAGATTCTAGTCTTACATAATTTTCAGCATCACCTTTAGATGCTTCTATATAATTAAGGTTAGGAAATGTGTCATATCTACCTATTTCGCTATACATTATTCTATCACCATAGCTACTAAATTCTGTCACACCATCTAGTGAACCAGACCCACCTTCATCATACTTTACATTAGCAACAAATGCTCTTCTATTTGCTATTGTTGCAGTTCCATAACTAGCACCAGATTGACCAAAGGATATTTGTTTTGTAGATTGAGAAAATCCATTTAAACTTGCGTATGTTTCTAAGCTTGGTGCATCTAATTCTAATTCCCAATATTCAGTACCCCTATTTGCCAATGTGGTATTAGTTGGTATTGTTATTCTAAAATGTTGGTCTCCACCAGAGCCTGCTGTACTACTATCCTGAACCCATTGATTATAGTCCCCTAGTAATGATGTTCTAGCACCATCTTTTATGCTTATATCAGCAAGCATAGTCCAGTCATCACTAGAGCCGCTTTCTCTTATATATATTCTACCGCCAGATATTCTATTACTATATGTCGTTGATGCACTTCCCGGATTATGATTGGCAAAAACATTTATTAATAATTTTTTAAGACCATTAACAGCAAGTGTTGTGGACATTGTATATATTAAAGACTCTTGGTTTCCATCGTATATAAATGTACTTCCGAATTCATATGTAGCCTCTTCCCACATTCCCTCAACAGTAGATTCCGCAACAGAAACAGACCAGCCTGTTCCATCTGTCATAGCAAATTCATTAGAACCATCTACGCTACCCGATGCTATAAAGTTACCACCACTTGGCTTTGCTAAGTCATTATCTTCTTGGTATAATGCAGATGCAACTGAGTGACTTATAAAACTATCTACATTTGAAGAAGCACCAGCTTCAGCGGCATAGAACATATCTTTTTTAATATACCCATACCACTTAGGTTTTGATATGTTTTGCCTATTGCCATCAGCCACTCTAACAGCACCGTTAACAGAATAAAAAACCCAATCTGGGTAAGTACTTGATGTTGCTATCGTTTCTAAGTTTATAGCATCTGCCGTGTAACTTCCAGCACTATCTTTATACACATCAATCTTACTATCATCAGAATTGCCAAGTAATATTGCTATGTCATCTTGTATACCAACTCTTTTAAAAGTAACAGTAGTACCAGCTTCTATAGCTTCGTGAGTTAAATCTTCTTCAATCCTTAGTAATGTTGGGTCTGTTCCAGCTTTTATAGTGATAGCATCACCACCGTAATTAGCTATAAAGTTACCATTAGTACTTGAATCAGCATGAAAACCGGGAACAACCTCTAGTATTGTAAATGTTCCATTATTATTAGAAGTTCCACTAACAACAATCTTAACAGGCATTGAGCTATCCGTAATATCATTTAAGAATTTGTTATTTGCGTGAGTTAATAAACCTGTGCTAGCCCCTATTGCAATCCAATTAGATGTTGGCTTTGCTAATTGAGTAGCTGGTTGTGTGTCAGACCTAGTTAAAAATCCTATGTAATAATTAGAACTTGTGCCATCGACATCCCCCATAGCATTACCACCACTACCAAGAATTACAGCTCCACTAGGAGATATTCCTGTGAGTGAAAACCCAGCAACCGCAGTTTCATCATCATACTCAAAGTAATGTAATCCATGCCCCGGATTCAAAGATGCTGTATGCGTTGGTACTGCATTACTTCCCGGCTCATAAGATTCCCCATCATTAGTCGTTTCTTCAAACTTACCACGAGGTCTAAGTTCTCCACGATGTGTTATATCGAAATTGGTAATACTTGGAGACTCACCAATACTTAGGTCTCTAGGGTTTTTTACATTATTTATACCCCTTGCAAAGCTATCTATGTTTAGATACTGTTTTGGCATTATTCACGCAATTCTATATGAACTAAGTCATCGAATCCATTATCTTTTACATCTCCATCACTGTCCCAATCTCCTCCCCAGCGAATCTTAACACCAAGTTGCTGTCCTATACCACGAATCATTCCACCCATATAATGAAATCCATCTCTATTTTTCCAGTCTATTGGGTAGGGAGCTATGTCAACAGCCTTACCTTCCATATGCTTTGAATACTTAACCTT